GACTTGTTGTGCTTCCATTGGAGAGGTGCAAGAAATGACGAGCATGCTTACTGAGGCTCGTCAGACTGGAAAAATCCTGACTCCCAAGGAGGTGAGTCAGGCCTTGGCCCAAAAACGTAAAGAAATCAAAGGGGCCGAGGAAAACCGCATCTCCTTTGATGAGGGGGTGCATCTGACAGAGGCGGATGTCTTCCACCGTCTTAGTCTTGCGAAGCGCTTCACGGCGCATAAGCGAGACCGGACTTTGGTGGACGTTTTAATGCCCACTGAACATGAAGTTGTTCGGTATCCAGGCACCCGCCCTGATGGGACGTTGCAGATGTGCGTGTCTGCCCTTCCACGCATGTCTGAGGAAGCAGCTAGAAAGCTGCTTGAGAAGGGGTGGAAGAACTCCAAAAATGTCTCTTTGGACATTGGGGTCACTTCCTATATGCCATATGGTGCGCCCATAGTTGCGTTTATGACTATTATGGATGGGCGCACCGATGATCCACAAGAGGCAGCACTTTGTGCGAATTACATGGACCTTGGTCGAGAAAAATCCAAGGTGTTGTCTCTTCCACTTGTTACCATTCCCCTCTCTGAGATTGAACATGATCAAGGCATTTTGGATTGCCTTTATATTGTCACATATTTTCATGGTGTTCAATCTTATCAACCCGGAACTTTAATGATGAGTTATGGAACTCTTGAGTTTCAAGAATATTCCAATAATTCTTTTACAACTGCCACTCGGGTTAGAGAGAGTTGGGACCAGATTCTCAAACGCAATGAGAATCTTGGGAAAAGAGTCCATGCCGGTATCGGGGTACTTGGCACGATTGAAAAAGAAATGGACCAACAACTTGAGGATTTCCCCGCCATAAATCTGGAAACTAGGCCACGGCCTGTTGTGCGAACTTTTCAGAATGTACATCAGCCGTTGCATAGGACCAGATCTATGCGAATTGGCACTACCTCTTTTACTGGGAACACTGGTAGGACTGTACTCCCACCAGTGATTAAAACCTACGAAGAGGGAAATGCTAATTTTGATTCCCTACAATCCAAACCACGCCACAGCTCTGCTAGCACCGCCCATCTGATGTGCGCTGTGACGGTTGTTCCTGATCCCACATGTTGTGGGACTTTGTCCTTTAAAGTTCCCAAGGATGCAAAGAAAGGGAAGCATCTTGGAACTTTTGATATTCGGCAGGCCATTATGGATTATGGTGGTCTGCATTCCCAGGAGTGGTGTGCAAAGGGCATTGTCAATCCCACCTTTACGGTGAGAATGCATGCTCCGCGTAATGCCTTTGCAGGTTTGTCTATCGCATGCACATTTGATGATTATAAACGCATAGACTTGTCAGCACTTGGGAACGAATGTCCTCCCTCTGAGATGTTTGAACTGCCTACTAAGGTTTTCATGCTTAAAGATGCAGATGTACATGAATGGCAGTTCAACTATGGGGAGCTTACTGGACATGGATTGTGTAACTGGGCAAACGTTGTCACCCAGCCTATGTTATACTTTTATGTTGCGTCTACAAATCAGGTGACGATGGCTGCTGATTGGCAGTGTATTGTTACTATGCACGTGGACATGGGGCCCGTCATCGATCGTTTTGAGCTAGATCCAACTATGACGTGGCCTATTCAATTGGGTGATACCTTCGCCATTGATAGATATTATGAGGCGAAGGAGATTAAACTCGACGGGTCAACCTCCATGTTGTCCATATCTTATAATTTTGGAGGTCCCGTCAAGCACTCTAAGAAACATGCCATTTCATATTCCCGGGCAGTTATGTCTAGGAATCTTGGGTGGTCTGGCACTATAAGCGGAAGTGTCAAGAGTGTTTCTTCTCTATTTTGTACCGCCTCTTTTGTTATTTTTCCGTGGGAGCATGAAGCACCTCCAACCTTACGTCAGGTGCTATGGGGCCCACATCAGATAATGCACGGAGATGGCCAATTCGAAATTGCTATCAAGACCCGTCTTCATTCAGCTGCTACAACTGAAGAAGGGTTTGGTAGACTTGGCATACTCCCACTCTCTGGGCCTATAGCTCCTGATGCACATGTTGGGTCATACGAGTTTATTGTACATATAAATACTTGGCGACCCGACTCTCAGGTGCATCCTCCCATGTTTTCTAGTGCGGAGCTTTATAATTGGTTCACTTTAACCAACTTGAAACCAGATGCGGACACTGGTGTGGTCAATTTTGATATCCCCGGATACATTCATGACTTCGCCTCTAAGGACGCAACTGTGACACTCGCATCAAACCCCCTCTCTTGGCTTGTTGCAGCCACTGGTTGGCATTATGGTGAGGTGGATCTCTGCATCTCCTGGTCAAGGTCTAAACAGGCCCAGGCCCAGGAGGGTAGTGTTTCCATTACCACTAACTATAGAGACTGGGGTGCTTACTGGCAAGGTCAGGCCCGGATTTACGATTTGCGGCGTACTGAAGCGGAAATCCCCATTTTTTTGGGTTCTTATGCTGGTGCGACGCCATCTGGTGCCTTGGGTAAGCAAAACTATGTCCGGATCTCAATTGTTAATGCTAAGGACATAGTTGCATTGCGAGTGTGCTTGCGGCCCAAATCCATAAAATTCTGGGGTCGCTCCGCCACTTTGTTCTAAATGCCTTTAATTAGGTGTTTTGCGTTTTGATTCTTCTAACCAGGATTGGTAGCCCTTCTGGCATTTATTTGCTGGGAACCATGGTGTACATGGTTGGTTAGCTAGAAGCGTCAATAAACAGGGGTCTTAATTGATTCCTTTCTTAGGTCCCGTCCTTACTAGGATGGTCCGGCTCTTAGGTGGGTCGGGAAGCTGTATAAACTCAGCT